CTAAAAAATCTGGATAGTAGTTGTGCATTTTATTATCAAATGGATTCAAATATGGTATTTGTATTTCTTCGGAAGACCATTTCAATATATTTTGATTTTGATCTAAAAATTTACATACAGATCTTTCCCACAAAGACCTACAAACTATATTGTTAATATCCCCAACATATTTTTGTTTATTTTCGGGTTTGTATTTAGTTTTGTATGCCATCAAAATATTTAGGTAATTTATCTAAATATTTAAAATGGCCTTCTATCAATTTCCATTGGGATCTTATGCAACCGAACAACCTTTATGGTTAAATTTTTATGCTGCTGATTATTCTCTAATAAATACGCAAAGAACTAGAGCTGGAGTAATATCTAGAGCTTTTAATCATATCAAATTACCTTTACCCAAAGAACCCGGTTATATCGTTCAACATGAGTTCGGTGAAAGCAATAGTAATCCGGTTGGTCCCATTTTAACGAAAGCAGCTATAGCTAATGCAGGTGGTGGGATTGGTGGAACCTTAAGACAATTAGAAAGAATGGCAGCACCTGCCATGTCATATTATGAAAGAGTATTTGCCACTACAACTTATAGGCGTTTTAGTAATATTGCTGAAATGTCTATGATTTCAGAAGCAAGAAAACAATATTTTTTTCAGTATGTATTAGTTCCAAAAAACGTACAAGAGGCAAAAATAATAGAACAAATTGTTGGATCTTTTAATAAGTCATCATATCCAACACTAGCTTCAGATCTTCCTGAAAGGTCTTATCCCCAAAGTTTATGGGCTATGAAAATTACTAAAGGAAATGCACCTACTGGATTTGGTGATGAAGGAGATCTTACAGCAGATTGGCTTGGATCGCCGTTAGTGTGTGTATTAAATACTGTTATGGTAAAAAGAAACGATAATTCCGATTCAGTTATCAGATTGTTGCCTAATGGCACTTCGGCGGTAACACTTTTAGGTTTACAATTTACAGAATTTGAAACAGGAACATATGTTCCCGGTGGTTCGGATGGTTATGGAGCTGGTGGAATTTATTCGAAATCAGAAATATCAGCCAATTCAATTTAAAGAATATTATGAAATATTTTGAAAATTTACCAAAAACAAAATTTGAAAGTACCATCGGTTCCTTTACTATATCTGATTTTTTTACTTATATTGATTTTTCAAAAGTAAAAGAAAATACCAATACTATAGATTTAGATGATAAAAGTACTTTAATTGAAGCGGCTAGTAAAATTTATAATAATCCTGACAGTTTTTGGTCATTTATTATAGCAAATAAAAAAATAAATCCATTAAAAATACTACCACCAAATGCAAATATTTTTAATAAAAATGAAGAAGGAAAATATGACATATCTTTGACGGGAGATCTTTCTGGCACAACATCTTATGTGTTCCCCCGAGGAAGTATAATTCTTCCATATCAATCAAATAGTGGTAATTCGGCTTCATTTTCTTCTGTTGGAAATTTTAACATCGATGGTCCTTTTTCTTTAATTGATGATGAATTTTATGGAACAAGTGATATGATTACCAAAAAAGAAAAAAATGGAACTTTATTTGTTTCTGGTGTCACTGGCAATTCTTATGTATTAATATATCCAAATTCTGGGGGATCATATAGCATACAAAAACTACTTTATACACAAGAAGTTAAAACTTCAAAAGAAAAAACTTTATATTTTTATGATAAACCTAATGGTAAATTTACAGTAACATCTAAAATAACAGCTACTGGAGAATCTAAATTTGATTCAAATAAAATTGAATCTATAAATTTTAATTATGGTACTACAGGTGATAATGGATCAAATGTAACGGTTGAATCTTTTATAAACACTTCATCAAAAACTATAAAAAGTTTTACAAATTCTTTTTTTGGAAAAGCAAAAAGTTTTTTTATAACAGCAAAGTTTAAATAAAAAATGCCAAATACTCAGTCAAATTTTAATCCAGCTTACTCTAATATAAAAAGTATTCTTTTACAAAATTCAGATGGAAGCGAATCTGTTGATATTGCAAAACAAAATACAGAATGTTTATTTGAAAGAATTGAAATGGTGGAAACAATTAATGATGTTTTCCCAAATGGTGTTTTAGTAGTTCAAGATAAAAAAGATATAGTATCTAGAATTTTACAATTTGAAATAACAAAAATATCAATAGTTTTGTATGGATCCAATAATCCAAATTTTACTTTTAATATTACTTCTGTAAGTTATTTAAATAACGCATCCTCAGATACTGAAGAAAATTTTATCGGAATATTTTTTACTACGGAAGTTTATAAAAAAGTACAAAATACATCATTAATAAAAGATCTCTCTTACGTCAAACCTGTATTAGAAAAAATAGATTCCTTTGTTCAAGAAATTGTAACAAAAACTGGTTTTTCTACTGGAATTGTTGATAAAACTTCAAATTTTGTTTTATATAAACCTTTAAATGCGTTATCAACAAGAGAACATAATCCTTCTGGTGATACAATTCAATATTTAAATTATCTTGCTTCATTTTCTGTAGATGAAGTTGATAAAAAACCAAATTTTTTCTTTTGGACTGATTTAACTGGAAAATTTAATTTTAAATATTTTCATAGAGATCCAGTTAACGATCCTTCATATGGTACAGTAGATAATGATTTTAGAAGAGTTGGTGTTTTTGAAGGTGATGATGTTATAAGAAAACTTCCTGATGGTAAAAAATACAGAAAAGCATATGCTATTTTATCAAACCCCGCTTTTCAATATGTTTCAAAAAATTATTATTATATCAAAAAAACACCAAAATTTTTGGATGTTGTTCCTAGCGGAATAAGTGCTGATCCGAATTATTCAGTAAAAGCATTAACATTTCAGTTTCAAGATGAAGGTGAAAAATATAACATTGAACTCATTTCTAGCGCAGGTGCAACACAGGGGATACCCGGAGCAGAACAGCTCGTTTATGATTCACACTGGGGATTTTATAGTGATTTAGATGCAATAAATGCAGAAAATTATTTAAATCATATAGGTCAACAATTTGGTTTAGACAAACCTTATTCAGAATTACCTTTGATGGGTCTTACTGGTGTAATGCCATATGTAGATACTGCAGACATGTGGAAAAATATGTTTGATATGACTGAGATTCATCCAAATTATCCCGATATCAGCGGAGTTACTATTGCTTCTGATATGTATTTGTCAAAAGTTTTAGATATAAGATATGAATCTTTTAAATCAAAAATAAACAGTGCACAAGATAAATTGACTAAAATAAGAGATATAGAATTACAAAATTTTATATTTTATTCTTTGTGTTGTATGGGAAATCGAGAAGATTGTTTTTTTGCTTTATTGCAAAAATATGAAATAGATAATGTATCGCCTACCACAACAACAAAAGCCAATGCTAAAAAATATCGTTATAAATGGAATAAACTTTACTATGATAGTGGTATAACTGGAGCATCGGGTGCAACTGGTTCTTCTCCTCCAGCACCCGGAGCAACTGGTTCTACAGGATTTACATATTACCATCAAATAGAAAAATGGTTATTAGACGATTCATTAAAATCTTCAGACACTCAGGATGAAACCTGGGCCATAAATTTAAATGAAAGAGGTATAACTGGAACATATTTGCCGCCCGGATGGGTTGATGTTTGTCTTCCTGATGGTTTTTATTTTAGACCTGTTGGAGCCAAGACACCAAATCTGTTACCAGAGGAAGATATATTTCATATAGTAAAACTTTGCAAATATTCTGACGGAGAAAATTTTGTTTATTATTTTACAGTAGAAAATGTTGTAGATGGATGTTGTGATGGAACTGCCATTGGAAATACTGGCCCAACTGGACCAACTGCTGGAAATCCATAAAATTATAAAATTATTAATTTAACTAAAATGAATACAAAAAAAGCAGAACCTAAACAAATAAAAACATATGGGACAAATTATTCCCAAGAAGCATTTTATCCTTTAAATTCTAAAGGCACCTATGAGTGTGCAAATGCATTTTTAAATAGAGGTGCGACCGCAATTCCGAATACTATTAATGATTGTTTTAAAAAATTTCCAACAATTAAAGCAATAGCAGAACAATTAGGTTTTATAAAAACAATAGGAGCAACAACTGGTTCCCCCGGTTCTTGTGGTTCATCTGGTTATAGTGGATATGTTTTGTGGAAGGGTGCCACAAGCATACCTGATATGGATATTAGTTATACTGAAGGTGTTGATTCTTTTTTTGATTCTCCTTCTAAAGAATGTGAACAAATAACAGAAAAACTTGGAGCAGATTGGCAGGGATGCATATGGGGATCTCCGGCTGCAGATTACAGCTGTTCTTGTCCAGATATTCGACCAATGTTTGATTCATATGCTAAATTTAGATTAAATAACGCTACATTTTGGAACACTCCAAAAGAAACACCAGTAAACAGAGCAGAATTTTTAGATGCCATAAAATATGCTAAAAAAATAGATGTTACTGTTGCTGGAGATTTTTCTTTAAAATTAGGAGATTTGATTTATTTGAATATGAATGCTGCGAGCGGATATCCTTATATGACAACAAATTCTATCATGAATGGATACTATTACATAGTTGGAATCAAACATGTTTGTACTGCATCTAGTCATGAAACATCACTATCTTTATCACAAATAGGAGATATTGGAAGAGATTATATCTGATATAAATATTTTGATGGCTATTAAAGATTTTGAAATAACATTTAAAAAAATACAAACATCTTCATCAAAAAAAGATGTTGGATTTGTTACGGAATTTAATGCAATTTCCCAGTATATAGAAAACATTGCAAAAACCCAAAAAGGCGAATTGCCAGCAGATAAAGAACTCGGTTCAGATTACTTTACTTATATATTTGATGGTCAGATATATAAATCTGAAATTGAAATAAAACTTGCTGCCGACATATTATCAAAAATTTATTATTTATTGAAAACAAAAGTAACTTTGATAAATTTTACTAATTCTATGTTAGAGTTCAAAGTAGATTACACGACAACTAACAAGATAGGAAATCAAAACGATTCAACTTGTTATATTGAGGTAGAAATATAATGGCATATGATTTAAAAAAATTAAATGTTGCTTCTTTAGACTTTACTGATATTAAAGATTCTTTGATTAATTTTTATAAACAACAAGAAGATATTGGTGATTTAGATTATGATAATCCAGCTAGCGCCATAAATATGTTAATAAACATACTTGCTACAGCTACGGCATATAATGGAATTTATGCTCAATATGGATATTTAAATAGTTTTTCAACTACTGCAACTACATTAAATGGGTTGCTTGGAATCGCTTCCAATTCATCAATATTACTTGAACCAACTAAAACAGCAGCTTGTACTAGAACTCTTATAATTGCAGGAACAACATTAGAATCATATACAGCATTCACTGCAATTACTACAAAAGGTTCACAAGTTTATTTTTATAATAAAGAATCTATAGACAGTAATAGTTCAAAATCAATAAAACTTTATTCTGGAAATGTTGTTGTTTATACAGAATATGATTATACAACAAATTCTATAGAAATACCATACACAATAGATCCAGAAACAATAACATTTAAAGTTACCGATACTAATACAAATACTACTGAAACATGGACGGAAGTTTCAAATATTTCAAAAATATCATCTTCAAATAATAAACATTATTGTGTTATAAATGGAAATTTAGGTTATATTTTAACAACAAATATACCAACTGCAAAAAATATAACAACACAGTATAAAGTAACAATAACTGCTATACAATCGAATGGTAGTTCTGCAAACAGTGCAACAATAAACGCTCCATCATATGTTTCGTTTGGTACCTCTGAATTACCATCTGGTGGTTATGATTTAATCAGTGTAGCTCAGGCAAAAACAAAATTAAAATTCAAAGCATCTTCTACAGAGCGATGTGTTACGATTGCAGATTATAAAAATGCAATATTAAATTCTGGAATATCCGGTACTGATGATATTACAAAAATATCTGTAACTAGCAGTCTTTTGGGAGAAGTTAAAGTTTATGTTACTGGATTAGGAACGTCTTTACAGAATCAATTGTTATTATATCTTTCAGATAAAACACCAGCAGGAATCAGCGTAAAGTATAGTCTATGATTTTACTTTTTAATAATTTACCAGTAAGTGAAAGTTATAAAATAGAAAAAATGGTCGAAAAGGCCAAATCTTTATATTATTCTGATTTTTTTGATGTTGATGGAAAAAGATGGTTTGGCGATGATCTAACAATAGATTCTCTTTTTCCTTATTGGATTATTAAAAAGTATGAATCAGATCCAAAAAATGTTTTAGTAGTTTTACTTGTTAAAAATTATCTACGTTGGCTTTTTAGTATTGATTATGGTTATGGAGCGCAACTTGAATGGGAAAATATTAGAGTTCCTTTATATTCAAATTCTATATTTTTAGAAGCTTTTGCAGATTTTTATTTTGATGGTGCTGATTTTTCTCAAGCTCCACTTTCCAATGTTTTACCAAATATAAGACAATTTTCGGTAAAAGCAAAATCAGAATATATTGATAAAAAAGGAACACCAGAAGCTATAAAGTATTTAATATGTACTTTATTGGGATTATCTTGGACTGATGTCTATGTTAGTACTGGGTCGTCTGGAATTATAACCATAGAAGTAAACTCTTCAAAATATGATAATTTATTGGCATATGATTCTTTTTTAAAAAATTATGTTTATCCAGCAGGAGTTGTAATAATTTATAGGAGTGTATAATCATGATAGATAAAGTTGTATCTTTGGCAATGTCTATTGCTTCTAGAGGAATTAACAATAAAAAAATAGACTTAGAAACAAAACAGTTAAGAGCAATTTCTTGTTTTGGTTATAAAGATATACCAAAATGTGAATTTTTAATGAACAGTAAACTTGTTGAAGGAATGAATTATTGTGGTAAATGTGGCTGCGGTGATTTTCCACATACTTGGTTAGTAAAAAGCGCCGAAAGATATTCAAAACTTGATTATCCAAAACTAAATTGTCCTTTAAGTATGCCGGGATTTAGTAATTACGATCCCGGTATCAAAAATCCAAGAAAAGAACAAATAGAAAAGTTGGACCCAGAAGAAATAAAATTTGTTGAAGTAACTATAAATGGAATTCCCGGAACTTAAACAAATCTAATAAAAATTCATAAATACTTGTATGGCCATATCATCCAGACAAGAATTTATAGACTATACTTTAAGGCATCTGGGACACCCAGTAATACAAATAAATGTAGACAGCCAACAGATTGAAGATCGTTTGGATGAAGCTTTAGAGTATATGTATGATAGACATTTTGATTTTAATCAAAGAGCTTTATTTGCCCACCAAGTCAGTGATCAAGAAATAGCTCAAAGATTTTTTGATGTTTCTACATTTGGAAATGCTATAGGATCGCAAATTAAAACTTTGGCAGACGGTAGCACTGGATATTGGCCCACAGCACAAGATATACGAACAGTAAGTAAAGTTTATGCTCCAAGCCATCCAATTGGGGATTATATGTTTGATCTAAGATATCAAATGACTTTATTTGATTTTTTTGGAATTTATTTTAATCAAACAGGTTACCCGATGGCACCATTGGCATCTTATATAGAAGCCATGTCCTATATAAACGATGTAGATAATATTTTTAATTATCCTATGTCATATACATACACGAAAACAACAAATAGATTATTTTTGGAAACAGATTATTCAAAATTAACAAGTACAAAATATATTTTATTAGAAACTTATGTAAAAATTGATCCTGCAAAATATACACAAATATGGAATGATCGTGTATTTAAATTATATTTTTCTGCTTTACTAAAAAAACAATGGGCTCAAAATTTAATAAAATTCAACGGTATTCCTCTACCGGGCGGTGCGCAAATTAATGCCGCCGCAATGATGTCTGATGCTACAAAAGAATTAGCAGAAATTGAAAATACTTTGCTAAGAACTCAAGAGCTACCTGTAGATCCACTCATAGGTTGATAAATGGCAACAAATCCATATTTAAATTTAACAAATAGACATTCTGAACAAGATTTAGTTGAGGATGTTACTGTTGAATTGATTAAAGCTACTGGTCAAGATTGTCTTTATATTCCTAGAAAATATTTTAATATTGATAAAATTTTTGGAGAAGATCCAGCATCTTCATTTGAAAAAACATACACAGTAGAAATGTATATTTTGTCTTATAAGGGATTTGAAGGAACAGATATTATTACACAATTTGGTGTAGAAATTAAAGATAAAATAAATTTATTAGTTGCCCGTAGAAGATTTAAACAACAAATTTCAAATTATGACACTACTATTTCGAGACCCAGAGAAGGCGATTTGATTTATTTTCCTCTTTCAAAATCATTATTTGAAATAAATTTTGTAGAACATGAGAATCCATTATACCCTCTCGGAAAATTATATTCATATGTCATAACTGCGGAACTCTTTACATACAGTTATGAAAAAATTAATACACAAAATAATAATATTGATACCGTTTATAATATATCTCAAGATGATAGTCAGTATATATTAGCTGGTGGTACTGGTAGTTTTACTGTTGGAAACATTGTAAAACTTCAATCTGGTATTACTGTACTGGGCGAAGGCACAGTTTCTTATAGTAATAATAATATCATAAAATTGTCTGGTATAACTGGAACTTTTGGTTATACTGGAAATACTTCATATATTGTTTATAGTAATTCTAATCCAGGAGTTTGCTATTCAAGTATACAAAATTATACAATTCCTAAAAATAATATTTTAGGAACTACCGCTGGAATAAATGATAATCTTCAAGAAGAAGCGGAAGAATTAAATTTTGATATAAATAATCCATTTGATTAAATAAACAAGGAATAAAATGTTTGAGTATACTTACAGTGAAAATTTAAAAAAAATAGTGATCGCTTTTGGATCATTATTTAATAATATTGATATTAGGCATAAAAATAATGATGGAACTTTTAAAGAAATAAGAGTACCCCTTGCATATGCCTCACAAGAAAAATTTATTCAAAGATATTTAAATCCTTCTTCTATAACTGAAGGAACTAGAATTGAAAACCAATTACCTAGAATGAGTTATATAATAAGTGGTATTGCTCCAGATTCCTCTAGAAAGAGAGGAAGATTAAATCCATATAGTCCAGTTGATGGCAGTTCTGGAACTTGTGTTCCTTCTGGGTATCAAGTAGCCAATGAAATACCAATAAATATAAATTTTAATTTATACATCTATACTAGACATACTGATGATACGATGCAAATTGTGGAGCAGATAATGCCATATTTTGTTCCGGATCATATAATTAAAATAGATTTCAATGAAGTAATTAAAAATGTAAACATACCCATTACAATGGGGCCCAACAATTTAAGTGAGAGATTTGATGGTGATTTTTCAACTAGAAGAATAAATATTGCTTCTTTCAGTTTTGTAGCAAAAGCATATATTTTTGGTAAACTTGTTCCCACAACTACGTATAGTGGTTTATCAGCTTCTATAGAGGGGTTGGGTGCTACATTTGGAATAATAGATGAATATTAATAAAAATTTAGCTAATTTTTTTTCAGTTCCAGACAATAAAACCTCAAGTGAAAGTAAAACTTTACAAGGGGGTACTTTTGATTATAATAATTTTGAAAAAGATTATAAATTAGTACAAGAAAACTTAAAATCTTTAATAGGAACTGGAAATATTGCATTAGAAACTGCATTGAAAGTGGCTACGGAATCAGACAGTCCAAGAGCATTTGAAGTTGTTGCAATACTTTTAAAAACAATGTCTGATTTAAATAATAATGTTTTAGATGTTCATAAAAAAGCAAAAGATACTACTAGTTCAAAAGTAGAAGTAAAACAAACAAACAATTCTGTTTTTATTGGTTCTACAAAAGAT